GACACCATAAGCGGTCGGTTTGAGCCTTTTTTGCCTGGGCCGACCGCCACAACGGTGCCGGTACGCATGTCTTCTTCAGGCAAAATTAACAGCCCGCTTTGAACAAACGGGTCGGGTTTGACTACGATATTGTCGTTTAATGGTCTGATCATTTCTTTTTAGCGGTTTTGGCTGACTGTTTAAAAGCTTTAGCGGTAGGCGCACCAGCAGCGCCTGGCTTTCGCATCTTCTCGCCGCTTCCGGCGGCTATGCGCTCGCGTTTGGCGTGAATGTTAGCGTATAAGCCTTGTTTCATTTGGATTTTCTTTTGACAGCGTAGGCAATTGCCACGGCTTGCTTGACGGGTTTGCCGGCTTTAACTTCAGCCTTAACATTAGCGCGAAACGCCTCTTTCGTAGGTGACTTCTTTAGCGGCATGCTAGGCCCCCATCCATGAAGTTAGTACTCCGCTTGCAGAATACCCCCTGCGTGGGGTCTTGTCAACAGTTTCTCGATGCGCCATCGGGAAGGCAAAGGTCACACATATTGCGTCTGCTGCATCAGGCGATGCAAGCCCACGCGCTCTCATGTCTTTTTTGCTCTCTAAGAAGATCGTGCCCTTAGAATCGGGCTTCATCATGGGCGAAATGAGGTCGCTTTTAAGCATGCGGTCACTAGGGATCGACGCAGATTTCAACCATTCACGCATCGCGCCCCACATCTCCGCGCGTTTGTTGCCGTACATGAGCGGGTTCTTAGACTTATTACCAAAATTCACGCCCCTGACCTTATAGCGCTGCTCTTTTAGCCGATCCACGACGCCTCCGCCCACGCCGCCTTCGTCAATCACAACCATCGCGGGCTTATATTCTTCAATTGCATCAATAATGTGGCCGACAACGGTCATCGTATCGTCGCCCCGATAGCGCTTGATATCCACAATGTCGCGCCCTTGCCTGACCGCAATGACCGTTGCGTCCGCCCCAAACCGTGCGGGGTCTACACCCAGCACAATGGGTGCAGACTGATCCTTATAGCGGGGGCGTTTCATGGCGTCGTCCACAATCTGCGCCGAGATAAACTGATCATCGCTCGCATTTGGAAATTCACCATACACTTCAACGTGCGCCTGACTTGAGTCCGGCCCATATTCGTCAATAATCTGCTGATAAACTTGTTTGTCGGTGCCCTCGACCGTGCGAGCGTCCACGACCTGCGTGCGCCAGAACTCACGCTTGGCGTGAAAGCACTCATAGAAGTAGCCAGAGTTGCGCCGCGGGTTAGAGAACGCCAGCCAAAAGCGGTTCGGTGTGTTTTCCGTAAAGAATCCAGAGGTCACCGCCCAGATCGCGTCGTCAATACCCGAGGCTTCGTCAAAGATTACCATCACGCCGTCGTAGTTGTGCACACCGGCGTACGCGTCTGGATTCTCGCTTGACCACAGCCGGCCTTCCACCGACCAGTAGCGCGTGCCTTTCTTTAAGTCCCGCTCGACCAACTCGGTCAACCACTTAGCCGGCATGAGTCTCGTGGCACTCACTTCAAACCAATGGCTGTTAATCGCCATCGCAAGCCATTTAGTAATCTCAGCCCAAGTGACTGATCTAAGCTGCGACTCACTGTTGGCCGAAATAATAGTCGTTGACCCAATCCTGGTCGATAGCATCCAGATCGTAATCCAACTCACAAGCGCGGACTTACCAATACCACGACCCGAGCTCACCGCTTGGCGCAGTGTGTCGTAGTCTAGCTTGCCCTTGTTTTGCGCGATGTGTTCGCCAATCTGCGTGAGCACTTCACGCTGCCACTTGCGCGGTCCTTTGAAGTGCTCCAAGGGCGTACCCTTGACACCCCACGGAAATACCAACGCAACAAACGCTAATGGATTATCTCTGATCGCGGGCGACCACAGCCTCGCCATTAACTCTTGTTCGTCCTGCGCTGAGTATATTGTCGTCTGCAATTGAATCGTCCCGTAAGTGCGCGATGTCTATGACTCTTTTCTCGCCCTGCTCAAGCGCGGCGATGACGCTGATGCGCTGCTCAACATCTACATTGATCTGCTGCTTGGCAACCCAATCGTGCTTGTGCTTCAGAATCTCAAGCGCCGCCTTGGCGTCGCCGTTGCGTGCGGCTTCATGCAGCACCATCGACATCTCAAGCTCGCCGTCCGCTTTACCCTTAACCGCTGCGTGCTCGGCTACCGGATCAAGCTGACATAATGCGCGAAACTCTGCGGGCAGCATGCCAGCAGCAAGCGCCAACGTGTCGCCCGAGAGTCCTAACTTAGCGGCGTCATAGATCGCCTTTAAGCGCGACTCTGTGGCTTTGACTTGTCGGATCGAGAGCGGGAAGGATTCGAACATGGCTATTAGTATATATTAAAAATAAAAAAAATTGTTTGCAGACCCTGCGTAGACTAGGACCTGCCGGCCAGGGCCCTACCCCCCCCTCTCAAATATTTTTAGCTTTTTGCCTCCTGCTACCTGGGCTAAGGTTTGCTTAGTGTTGGTGCACTGCACAATGTTTATTAAGTTATGCTTGACAGCTACGATAGTTAAAGGATTACTTGACAGCATTTGTAGTTAAAGAATTACTTGACAGTCATTGTAGTTAAAGGAATGCTTTACTAAGTTATGCTTGAAAGTCATGACAGTCATTGTAGTCATGGTTTTAAATTACCAGCCAAACTTTACGCGAAAAAGGCTAAAAGCTGTTTAGCTTTTGTACCTTTTAACACCTGGCTAAGAATCCCTTGAAAGTCATGACAGCTATTGTAGTCATGGTTTTAAATTGCTCCCGAAACGGCGCGGGCTTTCTGCGCGGTCTATTTCCACTATATTTATATTAAGCTATTCTTAGTATTTATTATAGATCAATTTTATATATCTAATGACTACAAAGCTAAAAGCTACCGCTTAACTAGTCCCCGCGCGGCTTTCCGGTAAGCCAGCCCATGACTACACAATGACTATCCAAACGACTCTCTGTAAATGACTTATTTACAACACATGCAAAACTAATTGTTGCAGTATGTAAAACATTCATTTACACTGTAATCGTTGTATCTAACTCACTCTACCTGGAGCGCAAACAAATGAAACGCAAAGCCCTTGATTTTTTCTGTTATGTATTCCTAGCTGTCACTACTTTGTACTTTGTCGACTGGTTTGTCACTGAGCTCGCGAGGTAATCATGAGAACTTATTTTCTGAACGACATGGCAGCCGCTTACATTGAAGCGGCGTATTTTACGGATAAAGATGATTTTGAAGATCCCGAGCTGTCCACACAATTCAAAGCCGATGCGTATATCGCGTGCCGCGACTTTGAAGACGCCGCCAACACGCTAGATATTGATTTACGCGCGCGTTACTCAGCCGAACAACTCGGACACGATTTGTGGCTAACCCGCAATCGTCACGGCGCGGGTTTTTGGGATCGCCCCGAAGTGTACGGCGAGCATACTGATATTTTCACCGCCTTGGCACACGCTCAAGGTGAACACTACGCGGAGTTTATTTAACATGAAAGACACTACTTACAACGGTTGGACTAACTACGAAACATGGCGCGTCAAGCTTGAGATTTTCGATGAAACGCCAATTGAGGATTACAGCAATTGCGAGGATGAATTTGACCCCGAATTGATCTGCGCCTATACGCTGTCCGAAGCCCTCAAAGAGCGCGCTGAATGCTACATCGAGGAATCAAGCCCCGAGGGCTTAGCGCGTGACTACGCGATGGCGTTTTTATCCGCTGTCAATTGGGCAGAGATTGCCCGCCACATGATTGAAGAATGGACTGAGGAGCGCGCAGAATGAGCTACTACGAATCGGTATACAAAGAAACAATTAACGGGTTTGAAATTGATTTATCAGTTACGCCCGAAGATCAAGCACCAGACTGGTATTTTGAAAATGACGAGCAAAGGGGTGAACTTTACGAAAAAATAGACAACGGGACTTTGCTTTGGTTTGTCGCACGGGTTACGGCGTCAAAACACGGCGTCGAATTGGGCACGGCGTATTTAGGCGGATGCTGCTATGAAAGCATAAACGATTTCATAAATGAAGGCGGCTATTGGGATGATTTAGTAGACGAAGCTATCGCAGAGGCGCAAGCGAAAATTAAATTATTAACTGAGGAGCGCGCAGAATGAAAACCAATTTAGAAAAAGCCCAAGATTTTGTAATCGGTCAATGCCTATCCGATTACCCGCCAGACGCAACGTATCAGGAAATATGCGACTGGCTAGATTGCGGCGCTTATGACGAAGAAACCGACGAACCTATGGTTACGCCGTGGGAACCGTTTGAGCATTTAGACGTTGTCTACATCATGGACAATATGGTAAGCGCCGTTGAGCGTTTGTTAAATGAGCAGGAAATGACAGAATGCTAAAAAAATATAGAATTTACGGTTATGCGCGCGTATATGTTGATGTCGCAGCGTTTGATGAGGACGCCGCTTTCATGGCGGCGCAAGATACCGATTTGTCTGATTATGTAGTCGAGCGTCTCGACGCAATTGAGGAGATAGAAGATGCCAATTAAATACACCAATGGACAGCCCGTACAGCACGGGGACGTTGTGCACGTCAAAAACCGCCCGTATACCGTTGACTCATGCGATCAAAAGAGCGGCTACGTATACGCCCGTTCGATGGACGAATCCCGCACGTTGCGCCCACTATACCCCAAAGACATTGGCGCGTATTGGGACAACGTGCACCCGCTATTTGGGGAGGTTCTAAGCGCATGGCGTCCCTGATAATCGCGGCAGTAGTCCTCTTGATGGTTCTAACCTTCGACCTCTAACAAAAAAGCCCCGCAAGGGGCTTAATTTTTTACTTCACGATCTGCAAGGGCGGCGATATCGCGGGCAATTCCTCGACTATCCGCCTGAGTTCCGCCCTGTTGTATTTTTTAGCCATGTCAGGCGCGGCGTAAAGCTGTTTCTTAGTCGTATACTCGCGCGTCATGATACGCCCACAATCAACCCATTGCGCCTCCGCTAACGCGTGTATAAGCGCGGGAACGGGTATGCGTACGCCCTGATTACTTAACCGCCCGCAAAGTGCCTGGAATGGGGCGGCGATCACGCCGCGGGCAAACTCGCCCTTGCGTTCGGTCAATTGATCATAAAGGAAGCTTTCCGCGCCGCTCATACCTTGCTCAATCATCGTGCGTTTGTAATCGGTCATCATAGGGGCAGCCGATGGGTTAAACGCGCTCACATCGCGTGCGTACAGCCAAGCGGCAGAGGCGGATAGCCCGCCAGCTTTGTACCAACCCCAAAGGCGTGCACTGTCTTCGTCCGACATTTTGGAAGCGGTCGACCACACGCAAAACCAACGGCGATCATCGCTATCTAGGGTAATTGAAACCTGGTCATTGGAAAACGCCATCACAAAAATGCGGTTGAGCATTTCATAGGGCTTTAAACCCTTACGGTTAATTGAAATTAACTCGGGCGGGGCGGCGATGATGGGTTTCAACGCATTGGCTAACGCGCGGCGTTCTTTTGCGTCAGGTTCGCGCAATTCGTTAAGCACTAGAACCTCAGTCTCTAATTGATATTGAAACTGGCTATTTAACTGCTGCGCGCTCATAAGCTTGACGTTTTCTTTTGAATCGCCGCGTATGCCCCAAAAGAAAGGCGCCCACATCGAATCCTTGCCCGAGCCCTGGTGACCGCCATGCAAGACGGCGTGATTGATCTTGGCCTCGGGGCGCTGCAATTTGTACGCCATGACATTAAAGATATGCTCGCGCTCGGCTTCGTCGGGCACAAGTCGTCGGCAATGGTTAAGCCAAGGGGTAACATCGCCCGCAACGACAGGCGGGCGCAGGTTGCGCCAACGATTGCCAAACACACGCCCGCCTCGGGACACGATAACTCCCTCGCCTGCGGCGTAGGTGATGCCATTCAAAGCGGGCGCACCGTTCTCTTGTCGGTTCTCATCAAATGATACGGACGCCTCAATGCGGCGTTTCAGGTTATGGATACTCTTGCAGTCGATGTGCCGGAACAGAGCATTAAACGACTGGCGGGATACTTCGTTGCGCTCTTGCATATCGAAGTACGCATCATCGTCTTGCACATACGCGAAACGGGTATACCACTCCGCCTTTTCAATGCGCCCTAACTGCTTGCGCTCAACCTCTTTAATAATCTCGGCTGCGCGGTCAGGGAAGGTTTGCGTAGGTTTCAATTTAGACAGCGCGCCATCCATCATGGAGGCAAGCAATTCGTCTCTAAGACCTGGGGCGTGTTGGGGACCGCCTTGGTCGGACACCCATTGCAAAAACGTGTGCGAGTCTAGATCGATGCAATGCGAGTGCAGGCAGCAAAACGCACGCATGGAAGGGTTGTAACGCCCCTCGGGGTTGCCATCGGTATGCTCGGCGTGGTTGGGGCACACTACACCCATCCAGCCCTCGGGGTTAGGGCGTGAGAGCACTAGACCATTCGAGCTCAACCAAATCACCACATCGTCGTGGCCATCATCGGCTACACGTATAGGGGTAAAGCGCGCGCTTTCAATGGGGGCTGGCGTGACACCCAACGCCTCGCATATCTGGGGGAGACTAAACTCGCGCTTGGGGTGAAACTCGGTCAGGCGTGCGGCAAAGTTGTCGCGCCCAGGTTTTAAGTTGACGGACTCGGGTAGGCGGAAATTGCGTACTGCGTTGGTTGCGCCTGGGTCGGTATAGCCAGCCTCGGCAATTGCTTTAATGGCCGCGGTAAATTCGTTAACGGTCGGATGATCGTCTAACGCAAAGGTGTAACCCCATTGAAAGTTATCGGGGGATGTTTCGATTTTCCAAGTGGGCTCAATCGGGGGGACTTTGGACTTGGTGCCGACATCGTCGAGCACTAAAAAGCCCACGCGCTCGCAATTGGCAATGGATGCGGACGGATGGCCGTCTTTAAAACGGCTGACAATGAACATGGCGGTGTTGGCGTACCATGCGCCCTTGGCGTTGTACTTCTCAGGCAGGTACGCAGGCCATGTGCACTTCATCGCGCCATCGGCGTGGAATTGATACTCGCCGTTCTTTAATTGTGGTTTTTGACGCACAAAAAGTACGGTTTCGCCCTCTGGGGCTAAGTTTGTTATATACTCAATGAAGTTCATAGTAATACTCCTTGTTAGCCCGCCCTTGTCCGGCGGGCTTCTTTTTTACTTACCGTAACGGGTCATAATCTGCGCTTCGACGCCCAACGGTAAATCAGGGCACCAAGCGGGGGGCGTGCACATCACACGCTCCAATTCAAGCATAGCTGCTTCGGGGTCTTCGCTCTCGAGGACGATTTCGTCATGTACATGAAGTACTGTGTCTGGTAACTGACGCAATGCGTGGCGTAGTATGTCGTGGGCTGCGGCTTGGGTGATATTCTCGCAAGCGAGTCCTTTCCAGAGCCTAGCGCGTGGCCACTCTGTGGCGTCGGCGGCAGGCTTCCAAGCGGCTTTGGCATAAGTAACACCGTCATTATCAAGTTTGGCGAACGGGTAACACAGAACGCGTCCCGAAGGCAAAGCGTACCATAAGTGCGTGCCATCGAACAGGTACGTCACACGCCCTGCACTAAATTCGTAACCTTTATTTCGCATCGCACGCGTGTACGCCTCTTCAAGCTTTTGCCAGTAAGGCACCGACCAAGGGTTAGCACGCCTCCAGGCATCTACCATGCGACGTGCGTCAGACTCGGGTAAGTTAATACCATACGCTCGACCCATTGCAGCAAAGGCACCCACACCGCCCGCAAAGCCACACGCAAGCTCTTGAACCTTGCCGATCTGGCGTTGGTCTTTACTGATCTCTTGCGTGTGAAAGGTTGCGCGGGCATTCGCAATATACACATCCTCGCCACGACGGAACAAATCTAATTTAGCATCGCCCGCCAAACAATTGGACAACCACGGGTTCATGCGCGCTTCAATGGACGACCAGTCGGCCACGACTAATGCTTTACCTTTGGCTGGAATGATTGAAGGTCGAAGCATTCCTTTTAAAACGTCTGTGATTCTTTTACCAAACTTGGGTACGATTTCGTGGCCACGAACCATAGCTTGGCGTACTGCGTCAGGATCGCTTGCGCACTTTCGGGTAAAGTTATGGACTTGGGCTCCATAGCTTGAAGCTCGACCTGTAGCTGATCCGCCAGCGAAAACAAAAGCTCCCCTAACTCTTCCGTCTTCCACATCGGCCAAATCTTTAAGGCGGCTGAACTTCGCAACCGACGACGCCCAAAGGTCATCGGCGCACTGTATGACTTCGGCGACGTCGGGCGGTACTTGTTCGGGGTTGTCCATTGCGAGTAGGTTCGCGCGAACTGTTTTGTCGATGCTGTACTTACCATCTTCAACCTCCATTAGTTTTAACGCTTCGGGGCCAACCCTTTCTTTGACCCATTCGCGCATTTTCGGGCTGCGAACTGACGTGATCGCGCCATCGGTGACGGCTCTGACAATAGACTGTATGTCTTCGAGCTCTTGTGCTGCATATCCAATGGCTGCTGCGGCAAGATGCACGTCCACCAAGACGCCGCGGTCGTTGATTCGTTCGTTGACATGATAATCTCCTAGCTCTTCAGGTGAGAGGGGGCGCATACCTAAACTAATCGCACGCATGGCGCGTACGTCTTGCTCACAGTATTGCACAAGCTCGGCCATGAGTGCAGGGTCATTCTTAAACGGCGGCACGCACAGCGCACGAATAAGCTGCGCGCCGCGGTGATCTTTCTTCATACTCGCACCAGCAAACCGCCCCACGTCCTCAAGCGAACCTGGGGCACAGTTAGCACGCGCTTGTGCTGCGGTGCAGTAAAATTGCTCTAATTCGAACTGTACATTAAGTACATACCAAAAAATCAAACGCTCAAAGGTCGCGTTATGCGCGCGTATCTCGCCCGTATGGCGTCGCACGTCTTCGGGAAATGGTTGATCGGGCGTCCAAGTCCGCACGTCTTCATCGTCAAACGCATAGGACATACAGAGCACGTCTGTCGTGCCGTCCTGCGCGTAGTTGTAGACGCCGTGCTTCTTTAGGTCGCAATGGCTACGGGTTTCAAAATCAATCCACAGAATCATAGTGTGTAGGCGGGGCGTCAATTTGGTCGTTACTAGCTGTGCGCGGGAAGGCAAGAAAAATACGCACTTACGACATCCTTGAATGCTTGCCTAACCGCCCCTAACCTTACTCTTCTGTCTTCGGAAGCTGTGGGATAGCTTGTTCGCGAATCTTAGCGATCAGGCCTTCGACCTGCTCATAAGGTTGACGACCAAGCACGGCCATAATGGCGTTCGCTTCTTCAAGCGTAAAGGTAAGCGTAATCATGCTGCACCTCTACGACGACGTGCGGGGGCTGCGGGTTCCTCGGCTTGCGCCTCTGGTTCAGCGGCTTCCCCATCCATGCCGACCCACTCGACAATCTCAAAGACCGGCGTGTAGATGCGACCATAGCTTTTGTGCTGATAGTGTTCCTTTTTGAGCAACACGACAGGCACAGGCTTGCTTTGATCGACTTCGACTTGGTTTGCGATGGCGACTGCCAACGCTTGCACCGCACGCTTACCACCGACTGACGTCACGGTATAGCGCGCCTCCATCCCTTCGTCTTCGCCGGAGATGCACTTAAGTGACATACCGACTTGCGTCTCCCAGCCACGCTTGGCACCAGGGGGCGGTGCGTCGAGTTCAGGCAGCGGCTCAGACACCGATACCATCTTCTCGCCTAGCACCTCGCCCTCGCCCCACGCAATAAAGCCGTGAACGAATGAGAAAGGATTGATCGCCCAACGGGCGTCATCTTCAGCTTCGGTTTGGTCTGCACCAAAAACCCAATGGCCGGTCTTGTCCATCTTAATGATGACAGAGCCGACTGCGCCCACGTCTTGCTCAAGCGCGCGAAGCGACTGAGAGAGTGTTTGCACTGAAGGAAGGTTTGCAGATTTAAAAGTTGCGATATTAGACATTATTTCACCTTAAAGTTTAGAAAGAGCATTAGTAAGTTGCTTACCAATGTTCAGGATTGCTGGGCGAGGATCATCCTCGGTTGCCAGCGTATTCCCCGACGAAACCGATACAGCTAGTTCCTGCGGAAAATTCTTTTTGCCGACTAACTTCTCGGCTTGAGCAACAGATATTAGCTTACTTTCGAAAGCTTTGTCACCTAAAAATTTTATCGCGTCTTCTTCGCTTGCCCACTGACGCGTGCCACGCTTGGCCACAAGCTTGTAACCAGGCACCTTAACGTCGTTCTCAAGCATCGTAAACGCCATTTCACGCACTGACTTAATAAAGTCCTCGATCTGATCGGCTTGCTGCAAGTAATGGCCGATCTGCGTTGCGTCAATCGTCTGCAAACTTGTCTTCACAAACCGATCAACCTCGCCAGTCATCTTAGGGCACACAGGCTTGGCCGCGCACCAACGGCAATGATCACCGGCGTTGAATTCGGCTGCGGGGCGCTGCGATGCTTTAACAGCTAAGACCAGATCGCGCTCAAACTTCGCAACGCGTTCAGGTGTTGTCACCCAGCGACGCATCATAGGAGGCTGCACAATGATGATCTCGATTTCATCGGCACCGTCAAACACCCATTGCGTCTCGGCCGTACGCATAGCAGCAGCCGCGTAGAACATGCCTTGGGCGTTCTCTACTGCGTCAACCACCACACCATCACCGAACTTCCAATCAAGAACAATAGCGCGCTTACCAATACGGCCAAGCAGATCAGCAGACCCAAACACCCCAGGCATAAGACTGCCAAACCCAACACGGGATTCGACAGCGTATTCCATAGTTTTATCAGGATCAATTTCGTCAAGCTTTTCAAGCGCGACAGCAATCTTCTCATCGTAGAGCTCCTGCGTAAGTATGATGCCGTTGTATTCCATACCGATTACGCTCTCGACTTTCCCGTCTAAGAGCATGGCAATCGCGTCATGCAGTAGCGTCCCGCGATCCGCGTGTACGCTAGACGGCTTGGGCGGCATCTTAGCGCAGAGGTTAACCGAGCCTGGGCACGCCATCACGCGCTTGGCGGTCGAGCCGCCTACGATTGAACTATGCAGCATTGCGGCGCTCCATCATCAAGTCGGCGTATTTATACGCAACGTCAACAATAGCGTTGGGTGACAAAGGGGGGTTTGCAGTAAGAAGACCCTGCAAGGCAGCGGTAGCAAAAAAATCGCGTAGTGTCATGCCTTGGACGACGTCCTTAGCAGACCAAGTGGGGAAGGCGGGTTTGTCCATACTGTAATCTCCTGTTGTGAAATTGTATTTGACATCATTTTATTTTTGTTGTCAAATACTTTTTATGCGTGAATCAGAAATCGAGGCGTACTTCAAATGGTCGGTCGAAATGGTCGGTGGCATCACTTACAAGTTCACATCGCCATCGCATCGGGGCGTCGCAGATCGTATAGCGTGCCTGCCCGATGGGCAGACGTGGTTCGTGGAGTTGAAGACCAAGGGTGGCAGGCTTTCACCACTCCAAAAGTTATTCGCCGCGGAAATGGTAAGACTTAAACAAAACTACACAACACTATGGACTAAGGAACAGATTGATGAATGGATTAAAAGTATTAGACTTGTTTAGCGGTATCGGCGGGTTTAGCGTAGGGCTTGAGCGCGCCGGTATGCAAACCGTTGCTTTTTGTGAAGTGGATAAAAAAGCGCAACAAGTATTACGTAAACATTGGCCAAACGTGCCGATATTTGATGATGTAACAACATTAAAAGGTGAACAAATTGGAACAGTTGACGTTATCTGCGGTGGATTCCCATGCCAAGACATTAGCCTTGCAGGAAAAGGCGCAGGACTTGAAGGCGCAAGATCAGGACTCTGGTGGGAGTTCCACCGTCTCATCAAAGAAATCAAACCGTCGTGGGTCATCGCCGAAAATGTTAGCGCCCTTCGCTCTCGAGGATTGGACACAGTGCTCAGGAGCCTCGCTGAGATCGGGTAC